CCTTTAACAGGGTGTTGTATCTTCATGAAAGTTCTCATAAAGAACAACGGACCATCTTTCTGATCCATGCACTTCTCAAGTTGCTCTACTTGAGTTTTAGAATATTTGTGTTTCTTGTGCGCCTTTTTAATTTGGTCGCTATCTAGTGATACATACGCCATGATGTAGTATTTAACGCTGTTTGGGTGCTTGGAAAAGTATTACTTTGCTTCTTTGTCTTTGATGGCTTTTTTCATTGGTTCTTTTTTGTCGCCATCTTTGTCCATATCTAGAAAGTCTGGTTTTGCCTCAGCAATTTTTGCCTCTTTTTGATATGCTTCTTTAAAAGCTTCGTATTGTTCTCTGAAACTAACTGTTAAAGATTCTGCTGTAACAACTTCTTCAACTGCCATTGCATTGTCACCGTCTTGTGCTTTTGCAAATTGTTGTTTCTTTCTGTTTAAACCACCCGAGTTTACATTTACCAATGTATCCACATCTGAAACTTTTACATCTGGTTCGTTGTCAAATGTTTCTTCTGCTTGTTCTTCTTCCGGAGCAGTCATTATATCTCTTAATTTTGCCATTTCGCCTGAACCCATCTCGTCGTCTTGGCTGTCGCAACCGCAATCATGACCTTCTTCACCGTGTACTGGATTTTCTGCTGGTGCTTCCGGATCTGCTGTCGGTTCTTGGCTGATCATATCTTGATCAACTTGTTGCACACCTGCTAATTTTAAAAGTTGCATCATCATTGATGCTTCTTCTGGTGTGTCTGTTGAAATTTGTACTGCTTCTTTTACTATTGATTTGTTTTCTGTTTTCATATTGCTTGTGTTCTCCCCTTCAAAATCTGAATCTCTTAATGTATGTTCTTCGTCACCAACTTTGAATTTGTCGCCTTTTTTCATACCTGATGCTTTAGCTTGTTGTACAGCTTGTGAAAACTGATTACCTTCTGTTGATTGTTGTTCTGATTCTTCTTGTCCGTCTGTGTAAGATGGAAATGCCGGAGAATTCTCTTGGCTCTGACCTGCATCGTCAAACTTGTCCTGTACCATCTTTATGGCAGTTTCATATTCGTATGATTTAGGAAAAGGTGCTGTTGCTTTTTCTTGTTCCATTGCTTGTAATACTTGTGCTTTCGGCATTTTTAAATTACCGTCTTCGTCTGCATATTCACCTATAATTTCTTCAGCACCAATGTGTACATCCGACATTCCACCTTCTGTTGTTTTAACTTCTGGTGTAATTGATGGATCAGTTGCAACTGGTGTTGCTTCTGTTGGATTAGTTCTAGACACGTTAGCAACTGCATCTTTAACTAGTTCTGGTCTAGTTTCTGCAATTTCTTGTAATTTTGTTAATACGTCTATCATTTCCATTATATTATTTCCTTTTTGGGTCTGGGTGTGGGTTAGTTGCTTTTGAAAATGGACTAGGTGTGCCTTTTTCTTCTCTGTCTTGTAATTTTTTCTCACCTTTATTTTTTGAATCTTCATCTGGCATAGCAGGCACTTCTTTTTTAGATTTCATTAATTCTCTTAAAAGGCCCATGTTGTATTGGTCACCAAAGAAATCTTCTGCTTTAACTTTATTACTATCAAATTTTTCTTCTACACTTGCTAGTTTGTTTGCAAAGTCTGACTTGTTTCCTATCTGCATCTCGTCTTGATACTCTTCTGTAGGTTCGCCGGGTTTTCTTACAACTATCATCGAAGGAGTAATTTTCATGTAGTCTGCTAGGTATTCTTTTAATACGTTTACTGCTACTGGATAGTTTGTTGTAACGTCAAAAATTGTAACAGACTCATTTGATAATGCTGGGAAATCTAACGGCAGTGTCATTATAGGTGTTTTCTTTCCTGCTGACATCTTCGCTACTTCAAATTTCGCTAGTGCAGTTTCCATCCTGTTCTTGAAATCGTCTGCTATTGTGCCTGCTACCTTAATTTTGTAGTCATACGACTTGGCCGCTTCTGTAAGATAATGTGTAAACGTACTCATATGCAATATTTAGTCTTTTTTAAGAAGTTTCTTCATTAATTCATTACGATCAGATATGACAAAACCGTCGCTTTCTTCTATGGGAGAGCCGTCTTTGTTACCTTCTTTGTCAAGTTTCAACTTCTTGAGTTGTAGTTCCACCATTTTCAGCTTTTTATCTATTTTAGAGCCCTTTGCATCTATGGCATTCTTTAAAAAATTACTAGCAACCTCAAAAATACGTCCTGAATAACGTGAGTCTACATTCATGCCTAGGTCCATTAGATTCTTGTAGCTCTCTTCTGCTTCTACCGCCAGTTTATCTAACTCTAGATCAGACATATCACCCAGTCCTTCTACCTGTGGCAGTGATGCCGCAATCTTGTCAAACTCCGCATAGCTCTTCTGTAGGTTTTTCTGTGTTTGTGGATCTAAGTTTTTAGGTGCTGTGCCACCGTTGGCAGTTTCTTTTAATTTTTGATCTTTCTCTTTTTTATCTACTTCTTTAAATGCGTCTTTAACATTTGGTAAATTGAGAATATCCTCTAATTTCTTTGTCATTGTTTTATTTACTTACGCTTGCCGTTGTGGAACAGTTGGTCTTCTGACACTACTCTGAATCGTATCTGGTTCTGTTTGGCATAAGCACTTGCGGCCTCCCACTTGGCCATGTTTATGATCACTTGTTTCTTCTTGGCCATGCTTTTACCAGCGGCCTCTATTGTGGTCTGGCTCATAGGTTTAACTTCTACAAGTTCGGCGTGTTTCTTGCTGTTCTTATCGTTGTACACAATAAAAAAATCTGGTACGTAGACTGTGTATTTGCCTGTGAACGGATGTCTGTAAGGAATCTTTATGCTCTCACTGGCCCACTTGTACACATTAGGATGTTCATCACACAATCTCATAAAAGCATGTTCCCAACTTGATCTGTAGGTAGGGGTTTTTAGCCCAACATACTTTTCAGCATTTTTGGGATAGAACTTGCCCCTTGCAAATCTAGGTAACATTAGTCTATGATGTTTCTTGACACCGTCTCTCTAGTGGTTAGTGTCTGTCTAACACCTAACCTGCTAGACTTGTATCTGTTAGCATTCAGAATAATTGTTATTAGTTCTGATAGTTGTGCTTCTGATGACTCACCTAGTTTGTCTAGGATTAATTGTGGGCTCACGCTATCGATTTTGGCCTGTGATAGTATGACGTATGCTGTGGATTCTGCCGCGATCCTCTTGAATCCTCGTTTTACAAAAAATGCTATAGCAGTATCGTAGTCTCCGGCATTGAATTCGAATTCTGTTTCATAGTTAGACGTAGTTAGTTTTTCTATAGTCTTGTCAAGATTGTCTTTTTGTTTAGGTGGTAGATTTGTGTAAAATTCAGCCATTATAATACTACTTTCTCAGTTGCGATTTCCACGTTTTGTGAAAGCCTGTTAATTTTTACGTATCCTTCTGTGACTAGTTTCCTTATGTCTGTGATTGCTTTGTTCTCATACACCGTTTTAGTTGTTGCAGAAGCACCGGCATAATCTACATCGGACTGAGCTCTGGACTTTCCTGTCCGCGAACTGATATCTCTGTAATAAAGAAATGCCGCTATTTCATTTTTTATAACAGTGTCAGTAGTCACAAGATTATAGGATTCGCTAGCTCCTAGATAATTCACTGTATCTAATGTAGGGGTTGATATCATCCTAGTATTAGTATTGTCTTTGCTGTCGTTTGTTCCTTTGGCTGTTGCTATTATGGCTCCTGCCGCTACTGCCGCCCCCACGGAAAATGCCCCGATCGGATTTGTTATTGTACCTGCCTGCTTGCCTACCTCCAGCACGCCATCCTTGGCTATGCCTTTTAATTCTTCCTTGATATCTTTCTTTTTAAGTTTCTTAGCATTGTTGTATGTGTTTGATGCCCCAAGTATTGCACCCAGTATGTTGCCTGACTGATAATCTTTTATGACAGAACCTATTCCGTCCACAACACCGCCTGGTCCAAATATGGATTCCGTACCGCCACCTAGCACTGAAAGTGGTGATGGTTCTTTATCGTAGTGTATGGTTGCAAATCCTGGTACATTGTTCTTATTAATAATGCCTGCTTTGTATATCACAGTCTCATAGAATATCTGCATAGTGTTTTGTAACACGCCAGTACCATCCGCCGCATCCAGGTTATCGTGTGCGAACGATCCTATAACAGGATTGACTAATGTCATTGATGTAAATCTTTTCTTGTGTAATACAAAGATCTCTATGCCCTTAAGGTAAGGTTTCTTACGTACTGCAGGAGTGTCCATACCAAACTTATTGGTTGTACGTTTGTCGCCCCAATCGTAAACATCATCCTTGGTGTTTGATATCTGGAGGTCTGAGTTCATTGAAACGGAATCTGCTATGTGATATTCGTAATATTTCTTCCAGAATGCGTTGACAGTGTCTGCGTGATCATCATGAAACGATATAGTAACTGGGTCATACTGTATCCTTGTTGCCGCATACATCTTCTTATTGTACTGTATCTTCTCTTCAAGGTTCATTCCATACTTAGGTAGGTCACATGACTTTACTAGCATGTTGAGTTCATATCTCTCGTTGGAGTTATACCCATTAAAGAACAAGGTCTCGTCTGTGTTGAATACTACATGGAATAAGAATTTTTGTTTTGGTTGGAGTTTATGATTGTCATCTATGAATAATCGAGATGCGTGTCTGTAGTCTTTCATTCCTGGAAGACCGTCTTGGAAACCTTTTAAGAAATTGTTAATGCTTGGCATACTGTTATTTATAGTCACAAAAAAAGCGCCTATAAAGACGCTTTCGATGTATTAAATGCTAAATCTAATTTTGATTAACTACCAGTTGATAGTGTACCGATCGTTCTAGCTACTGCTGTTCCGATTCCTGTACCTGTTGGTGTCTGTATACAGTTGTCATATCTTATAGACATTGTAATTGTTGCTGGATCTGAAGTTGCGTATGCTAATGTGTTGTAGTTAACGTTCTCAACGTAAGCACCGTACAGTTCAAATGTTTCTAATACATTTGGTGTACTTGCTCCATTACCACCGTCTAGCATCTCAATTCTAGTTGTAAATTTGTAATCAATACCTGATGCCGCCGAACTTTGTTCAAAGAAATCAAATTGTTTCTGGATCTGTTCCCCAACAAGTTTCGTAACCGAGTTGTTTACATCATCTCTTAATGTGATTGTGATAGGATCCCAAGTGTGTTTACCTGCAACATAAACTTTTGAGTTGTACACATCTAGTTGTACGTTGTCAAAAGTCAAGTTAGGTCTTGTGATATCTATTACTTGTTTCGTTAGTTCTGATCTCGGTGTTGATACTCCAAAATTTTCCAGGATTGCTCTGAAACGATACTGAAGTTTTGGCATCAACAGACCTTGTGATGCTGAACTTTGATCGTTGCTTAAAGGTACTGTAAATTTTGATAATGTTGATATTGCCATTTGTTTCTCCTATTTATTCCAAAATTAGTTCCCTAATTGTGCAATTTCTCCTGTGTTTTTGATTCTTAAAGGTATGTAAATAAATTCAACTGATTTAATCGGCTCAATTGCTATATCTACGTAAAGTTCATTTCTGTCAATCCTTGTAGGTGTGTTGTTTGTGTCGTCACAAACTACTAGGAAGTCATACAATGCTCTTTGTCCAACAAGTTCTAATAGGAATGATTCAATTGCTTGTTTGATTTCATTCCTTGTTAGTTCATCATTAGGTTCAAAGATAAACGGTTTTCCAAGAGAGTCCAACTGTGTTCTTAGGTAAACTGCTAATCTCGAAACGTTTATTCTATCTAATGCCGAACTTGCCGATGTTTTCGTTAAGTTACCAAAGTTAACAATACCTGCTCCTGCGAAGAAAGTAATTGGGTTGATTTTAACTTCATGCATTGAATCTCTCACTGACTCCGTTACAGATATTGTATTAAACTCACCTGTTGTACCAACGTAACCAACTGAAGTAGCATTGTCAACAATACCTCTTCTCGTTCCTGCTGGAGCAAACCATGGGTAAGAAGTGTTATCACTGTTTGCTAGTGTTCTCATCATCATGTGTGATGCTGGAACTACAATTGATTTACCTGTGTTGTCTGTTGTCAATCCAGATGGATAAAACATTCCCAAGTAATCACTTGCACTCACAAGACCGTCTTCACCGTTGTCAAGTGCTGACGCCGTGTTGTTGGCCCAGTTCTGTATCGCTGTTGACGTGCCTTCTAATCTCAATGGTGTGTCACCGACTACAAACGCTGTGTTGTTTCTGTCCGTGTTTAGGTTGATCATGTTTTGTATCAATTCCGGGTAACCAGGTGTGGCAATAACGTTGAAGCCTCTTTGGTCTTCTCTGATTGCTTGGTTGGTGTCGATCTCTGATTTCAGTTGCTCAACAATGACTTTTCTCTGTGCTTTCCTTCCGAAAGATCCAGAACCGTCTGCGTTGTTGCTTGACT